GTACGGTTCTTGCGCACGCCCGCATCAGGAAACCATTTCGTCACCAGCCAACGTACACGCCTCCAAGAACCGGGACCGGTCGAAGTTCGGGTTATCTTCAGCGAATATGTCCGCTATACGCAAGGCCAGAAAGTCAGCAACCACCCGTGGATGCGTACCCTCATCATGGCAATCGCACTTGTACGCCGCCAACACCTGCGCAAACCTAATGTAATCTTTCCTGCTCATAACAGCACCTCCCGTGCCATAGTCGAAATCGGATTCCATTCATTCTCCCTCTCTCTAAAGAGAGAGGGAGAATGAATGGGTTTCATGCGCTAACTCAACAGACTGAACACACCCCACACACGCATAGGGTGACACCAAGTCCAATCACGGGCATAGCAGCCCGCACTACCTAACGCCTGTACGCGCTAGGACTATCGCTGTCCCCGGTACTTCTTGCGCAAGGTCATCCTGCGCGCCGGGATCGTGTCCGGGTATGTACGGAACCGGGTAGCACCGGTCAACTTGTTGCGCATGAGCGTGCCCCACGGCTGTCCCTCCAAGAGGTTGACATCAGCCGTGATGAACTCCCACACACGCTTGCCTGCGCTGGTGTCATTCCACCAGTCGTCGGTCATGCGCTGGGGCGCATTGAAGTCACGCAGTTCAACGTTCACGCCCCCACCGCCTGCGCAATAGCCTCCCAGTCCGGCTCTTCCTCCACGTACCCGGAGCCGTCAATGCGCGCACCGACCTCCGCAAACGGATCGTGGATCTCCGAGGCCATGAACCAAGCCTCGTACTCCCGTTGGGTCATGCTGTACACGGGCACCTCCGCAGTCACGGCCACGATGATGTTCTCCACGTTCACGAAGTCCATCCGTCGTTCCCATGCGCATGGGCACTCTAAGCCTGATCGGTCGGCACTCTCTGGGCACACGCACCCCAGACCGAACGACCTCATCCGCTCCTTGAGCGGCAACTCGTAACGCTCATCCCCACGTAACGCAGGGATTGCGAGATTTGGCGTCCTCGCTAACGCATCCAATATTGTCATGGTTTACGGGCCTCCTAGCCCGATCAAGCGCACCAACTCAGCGCACTCGCACCTGCCATCCTCAGCGCATGGTGGTGAATCCATGCGGACATGCACCGCACGCTGGATGCGTGCGGGCATGTTTCGGCTAGAGCCGAACGCCCGTGGGCGTTATGCGGCCACCCGTGGGCCGATGATCCGCTCGGCGTCAGCCTTGGCGTACCGTACGAGTCCAAGGGACTCGTACTTGCGCATGATCTGCTCCACGACCTTGAACCAAGCGATGGTCCCGTCCTTCATGCGCCGCGATGGGACAAGTCCCATCGCCGTGCGCAAGGACTCCAAGGCTTCGTCGTGACGGTCTTGGCTTACCAAGACCGTGGCGCGGGCTTTGTGGCCCTGGATTTTCTTGCCCAGAACCTTGTTCTGGGCTTTCTGCTCAGCCTTGGTCAACTTGGCTGGCCTCTTCACGCGCCGTTCAGTCGGAACGACTGAACCCTGCGCTAGAGGGACCAACTGGGACAGAACCTCCGTCGTCACTAAAGTGACGAGTTCGGCCAACTCAGCGTCGATCACCGAAGGTGATCCGTGTGTGTTCTTCGTCATGGCATCCGGCCTCCAAACCGGCAGGACTAAGAGTCCTCTGACCCTTAGTCACTACGTGACCTAAGGGTCTAGAGGTCTCTAAGAATCCCCAAATCGACACCGGTTGAGGTGGTCTGCCAGTTGTACGGTTTCGCAGGCATTATGCGCACGAAACCCTGCGTCTGGTGGCTTCCTGGCCGATTTCTTGGCCGATCAGGGAGCCTTTGGCTCCCAACAGGTGCCTGCGTTATGGGCCGACTGCCCGACCCCTGCCGGTACCCCCCTTGGGGGGTACCGGGGCGCGCGTGTGCTATGTATAGATAAGGGTAGACAGCACGACAGGTTATATACTTCGGCCTGTATGCGACTGAAGGGACTAAGAAGGTTCTAGTACCATCCTCCACCTGAGGGGTGGAGGATGATACTTAGTACCACCTCCCTGTACTAATAGGGGGGTTTGTCCCACACTTTCTAGAGATACCCGCATACATTTCACAGATGACCGAATGGGACGGGTAGCCTTACAGGTAATGACTACCGAGGAGCAGCAGATGCCACAGAACGGAGGGGGCCGTGGATGGCTCTGGGATGAGGAAACAGGCGAGAAGGTCATGCCACCCATGTGGCAGGAACTTCTGGAATGGTTCCTACAAGGCCCAGAGCGGGAACCACGAACCCAACGTGAGTGGGCCACGGCCCATGACATCCACGAAGACTCATTACGCCGCATCAAACGCGACCATCGTTTCATCAAGGAGTGGGATTCACACGCGGCTGAACTGAACATCAACCCTGAAAGGGTTCAGAGCGTTATTGACTCGCTCTGGCAGCGCGCCAGCGATGGCGATGTGAAGGCTGCGTCGTTGTATCTTCAGTACATTGAGAAGTTCACTCCACGCAGGAAGGTGGTGGTGGAGGATGAGCGGGACGTTGCAGGTTTTTCCGATGAAGAGTTGGCCTCTGCTTTGGAGGCTGAAGTGCGACATCTAAGGATGGTGGAAAGTGCCTAAGGTTGGTGGTAAGCATTTCTCGTACAGCAAGAAGGGTAAGGCTGCTGCGAAGAAGCACGCTAAGAAGACCGGTAAGAAGGTTGCGTACGGTAAGAAGCGATGAACAAGCAGGGTCATGCTCATTCGTTGGGTGACGACTATTTGGAGTGGCGCGAAGAGGGGTTCGGGGAGCATCCGGTTCTGTCACCTTGGGGTGATCCGTTTCACGATGAGGAACCTGTGGAGTGCGGGGCGGATGAGGTTGAGGAATGTGATGTCTGCCAATGACCCGTCGAAGTGAACTTCGTCAAGAGGCCGAGTGGCGCAAATGCGTCAAGGATGAGTCGTACTTCTTACGTAAGTATTGGTATATTGCTCATCCTGCTCATGGTCGAATACTGTTTGATCTCAGGTACGCTCAGTCTCACGCCTTAGAACGGTGGCATAATAACCGTTATTCTCTGACCCTCAAGGCTCGTCAGATCGGGTGGACGACGTTGATCGCCGCCCACCAGTTCTGGTTGGCGTTTTTCCATGACGATCAGAACATTATTGATCTGTCGCGTACGGAGCGGGAAGCGGTGCTGCTTCTCAGGAAGACGAAGTACGGGTTCAGCCATATCGAACCGTGGATGGTGGAGCGCGGCCCGAAGTCGCTTATTGAGCATCAGCAGAAGATGGGTTTCAGCAATGGGAGTCAGATTACTTCGATGCCTTCGGCGGCCGATCCTGCCCGTGGCGAGTCGGCTACGTTGGTTGTGGTTGACGAGTGGGCGTTCCTTCCGAACGCTGAGGAAGCGTGGGCTTCGATAGAGCCGGTGGCTGATGTGGGAGGGCGGATTATTGGGTTATCTACGGCGAATGGTTCAGGCAACTTTTTTCACCAGTTGTGGAATGGTGCTGCTACCGGCAACAACAAGTTCGATGCTATGTTTTTCCCGTGGTCGGCTTCCGAAGACAGGGACGACGCGTGGTATGAGGGTAAGTGTAAGTCAATGCTTCCGTGGCAACTCGCACAGGAATACCCGACGACTGCCGAAGAGGCATTTGTTCGTTCTGGTAACCCTGTATTCGATCTTGACGTTCTTGATGGTATGTCTGTCCATCTACGAGAAGGTGAGCATGGTCATCTTCAAGAGATCCAGAAAAACGTTTTGGAGTTCCGGTGCTAACGGTATGGACCCGGCCTGAGAGGTGGAGCGGTTATGCGCTTGGCGTGGACACCGCTGAGGGGTTGGGCCACGGCGACTATTCGTGTGTTCAGGTTATTGATGTGAAGTTGGGGGAGCAGGTCGCTGTCTGGCATGGGCGTATCCCACCTGACGAGTTGGCCTACGAGGTTTACAACATCGGGATATGGTATGGGAATGCTTTGTGCTGTGTGGAGTCGAACAACCACGGTCTTACGACTATTACGCAACTACGTCAGTTGGGCTATCCGAACCTCTACCGTAAGCGGTCCTTGAATACTGAAACGAATCGTATGACGCAGGAGTTCGGTTGGCGTACGACGCGTACGTCGAAGCCGTTGATGATTGATGATCTGGGTATGGCGTTGAAGAACGACGAGTTGGTGTTGCGGTGTAAGGACACGTTGGCTGAGTTGCGTACATTCACTCGTAATGACAAGGGTTCCATGTCTGGGTCGCCGTATGATGACCGGGTGATGGCGTTGGCGTTGGCTAATCAGATGCGCAAGTACGCGTTTATTCCCGAGTTTGTGCAGCAGGTAGACGATTCTTGGTCGTTTGATTGGTGGCGTCGGCAGATTCCCCGCAATGTTCCCGAGGCGGATACGATTGGCATGAACAGCGTTCGTGGGACACCCTGAGTATCTGTGTAGGACATTACCGACCGAAATGGAGCGTCCTTTATGAGCAAACCGAACAAGTACAACGCCTCCGGCATGGGTGCACAGCCCAAGTTGAACAGCGCACAGTTGTACAACGGTCCTGCGCGTCCGGGCGGGCAACAGCCTGCGCGGGTCAAAGAGGGCACGGATGGGGCGATCTACACAAGCCAGCGTGAGACACCGTTCAACCAGCATGGTGTGAACGGCAAGGTTGAGCCTGCTTCCACGCAGCCGAGTGGTGCTGTCAAAAACAGTTGATCTGTCCACCTGATGCCACATACGCAGAGTTCCGCAAGTACATAGAGGATCTGCGCGGCCCCGTTTCCTGTGGGGAAATGGACGATTTGTGGGTGTGGCGTCAGAAACTACTGAATCTTCGGGTAGACACCGGGCGCGGTTACCGCGAACGGGCGTGCCCACCTGACGAACTTCATTTGACTATGCGTGAGCGGGAGAAGAAAGTGGTCGCTGAGGCTGAGGCTGCGGGCATCACGGTTGAGCGGGCATCGTCCTGATGGCTAAAGAAACTCGTTCTGAACGGTTCACCAAAACCTATGAGCGCCTAGAACTGGCGCGCCGCTGGCGCACCGACGAAGGCTACGACTCCAAATGGCGTCGCCTGATCGACCTGTACCGGGGTAAAACCTACTTCGGGGCCAGTACGGGGGCCGCTTACACCGGGCAGGTCACCCATGACCGTGTTTCGGTCAACCTCGCGTTCAGCACGGTGAACGTGATCGAACCTTCCGTCGCAGTAAACCATCCTAAGATCACCGTGCAGGCCAACCGGGAGGCTGACCAGGATCGGGCTATTTTCGTAGAGTCGGTTGTCAACTACTTGTGGCGTCACCACGACTACCAGAAGGCGTTCCGCCGGTCGGTGAAAGACTTCTTGGTATTGGGGCACGCATGGTTGAAGGTCGGTTGGCGTTTTGTGGAAGCGGAACGCGACATGACCCCTGAGGAACGCAGGGAGGCATTGGATACCGCCCAGATGGAAGTAGACGATTTCTCCTATGCGAACCCGCAACTGGCTGGGGATCTCCCATCCCCGGAGGATCTGGTCGATTCTGTGCCGCACAAACGGATGGATGTGGTGGAGGATCAGGCGTTCGTTGAGCGGATCAGCCCGTTCGACATGTACGTGGACCCGGAAGCCACTTGTTTGGAGGACGCCAAGTGGGTGGCGCAACGTATCGTGCGCCCGTTGGCTGATGTGAAGAAAGATCCACGTTTCAAACGCAACGTACGTCGCAATCTGACAGCCGATTCGGGGTTTCGTTACCGGTGGGATAACGACTATGAAAGGGAAGAGTACTCCGATCTGGCAGATCGGGTGACCCTGTACGAGTATTACGACATCGTGAAGGGCACCATCTCCGTATGCGCTCATGGGAGCGACGACTTCCTGTTGGAGCCGACTCCGATGCCGTATGACTTCGGTATCCCGTTCGTGATGTTACGGAACTATGACGTTCCCGATTTGTTCTATCCGATGGGGGACTTGGAAGCGATTGAGTCGCTTCAGGAGGAACTGAATAAGACGCGTACGCAGATGGTCAACCACCGGAAGCGGTATGCGCGCAAGTATTTGTACCATGAGCGTTCGTTCGGGCCGGAGGGCCGGGAAGCCTTGGAGTCCGACGAAGACGGTCGGTTCGTACCGGTTGTGGACGAGAATCGCAGTTTGGACGCTGTGGTGGTGCCACTGGCACAGGTGCCGTTGTCGCCTGAGATTTACAATCATTCCGGGTTGATTGAGAATGACATCAACACGGTGTCCGGGGTTTCGGAGTACGCGCGTGGTCAGATGCCGGAGATTCGGCGTACTGCCACAGAGGCCAGTATTATTGCCGACGCGGGCAATGCCCGCGCGTCGGACAAGTTGGCGAAGATCGAACTGTTCATCGGCTACGTGGCCCGCAAGGTGATCCAGTTGATGCAGCAGTACATGACCCGTGAACAGATGGTTCGTATCACAGGCAAGAATGAACAACAGTTTTATGTCGCGTACAGCCGGGATGACATACTGGGCGAATACGACTACACGGTGGAGGGCGGTTCAACGCAGCCGTTGAACGAAACGGCCCGACGCCAGCAGGCGATTTCGTTGATGAACGCAATCGCCCCGTTGGTGGGTAGCATAATCAATCCGGTGGAACTGGCACGCCACGTTCTCCAAGAGGGTTTCGGAATCGCCAACCCGGACAAGTTTATTGTGCAGCAGCAACCAGCGGCACCTCCGGGTGGGCCTGCGGGTCCACCTCCGGGTGGGCCGGGAGGCGGTGGGATGGAACCCCCGGCTATGACCGGTGGAATGGCACCCGGTCCCATACCGCAACAGGTGTTTGAGGCCACGGGCGGTGTACCGCCAGAACTGTTGGCACAACTCCAGAACCAGATGGGGATAGAGTTGCCCAACTTGTAATGGGACAGTTTCATGTCCCTAATAGGAACAACCGAGAGGATTCCACGTGGAAACTGAACAGATTGAAGTCACGCCAACAGGTGAGATGCACCTTGTCAAGATAGATGGGCAAGACCAGCAGGTCACATTGGATGAACTTCGCAACGGATACCAGCGACAGTCGGATTACACCCGTAAGACGCAGGAGTTGGCATCGGAACGCGAGAGATTGGCTCAAGGAG